TTCGGCTTACCCGTCTCAGCATCATAAAAATCACTAGTATCACCGGTAAAATCGTCAGAGTAAAGCACCATCTCTGGCCGTATGGCGTTCTTTAATAGCTTGCCATCCCTATCCTTACCGAATGTTTCCTTGACGGGATAAACACCGTCAGATGTGATATCTAAAAAAAGCCTTGTTTTAATCAATCTCATAACTCCCCGACATGCCAAGCACACGAACACCGGTAGCAGTGAACTGTGCGCCATCATATCTTTGGACTTGCACTTCGCTAAGTGATACGTTAAGTAAAGAGTATACTGTCTGATATACGCTGTCAGCCGCAAAGCCACTACCGGACTCATACCCAGCTGTTCCGGGCTCGGCGCTTACCGGGAGTGAAACCTTTAGGTAACTAGTTGGTGCCGGCAGATTATACCTGAGAAAGAACCAATAAAAGCACACCTTTCCTGCAACGATGTACCTTGCGCTCTCGATCAAATGAGTTATATCGGTCCCTGCTGCATTCTTGACGACCGGCACCCAGCTGAGAATGTCATCAAAGTTGACGATGTTCCCCCTTTTTGTCCACACACCGGCAACACGCTCCTGGAACTCCACCTCTCCACCAACAAGAAGATGTCTCCAGCTCCCGTCAGCATCAGAGGCCCCAATGTGATATGCTTTTGAGTTTTTAATTGATATATCGTTGCACTCATACAGTGTTTTCTCTTCAAGCTGCTGGACGTCCTGCAGGCCGACGACGGGAGTCGTGACACCGTGAACATTGAAAGTAGCGCCTACATGAGCATTCCATGCCGCCTCATCTATTGCAAGGATGCGCGCGTCAAGGTCGACCAGGGCATCGCCGATCGCTCGAAAATTGTTGTTCATCCCCCAATTAGTAAGGTTTCCTGCATCAGCCGCGGGTGCTCCCGGCTGCCAGGTCGAACCGCCCTCGGCATAATATGGGACGGTATCGTAGGTCCATATACCTATCGAGACATAATCACTTCCGCCAGCGTCGCTGTCAGACAAATACATCGTTAAGCCCATTTAACTCCTCCCATAGACAGCGCCAAAAATACGCCCATATCCTAAAGTCAACCCCTCGACCGGCGAGACAACAACTCGTCGAACTGCCGAAATGCTTTGCTTAAATGTTTCGCTGCTTATGATGAAACGGCGCGATGGAAATGCCGTCTTTGTTTCGACTGTCCGCGGCTCATCAGCATTCGGATCAAGTAATCGGCGAGGTACAACAAAACGTCTTACACTAGACACTGCTAGGTGTTATCTCCTTCTGGACGTACATCTTCCCGCGCGGTCCAGTTATTTTCTTGTTTCCACCATCAAACGCGAACTCAATATCATACTCGTAAACCGTATCATTTTCAAGTAAAGAAGTGTCTGCGTAATCCAGACGGAGGACGACGATATTTGCAGCAGATATCTCAATGCCAAGATTGGGAAGTGCAGCGTCTCCCTGGATATATATCCCGCGTCCAGTTGCGTCGTCAAGATGCTGTTTAGAAAAGTCAATCTCACCGGAGATCATCTGAACAATGACATCGTCGTACGGGTCAAGGATAGACGCCTTTATATCGTACCCAGTGATGTCTACCGCGGCTCCATTATCATCGACTATCTCAAAGCGAAACTCGACGGTGTCGCCCTTTGTGAAATAAAAATCAAGATTTTCTTTATCGTACAATGTTTCCATCAAGCAAACTCCGTTTCAGTCCCAATGCGAGACTTTTGATAATTAAGATCAAATCCATAGAGCAGCGCGTCTGCGCCATAAGTGTCGCCAGGATCAGTCGGTCCTCTGCCGAACTGGATCAAGCAAAGACTTAACACGGTCTCGTTATCTGGCGGAGGGATTTCGTCAAAAGATGATACAGCATATATTTGGGTGGTGCCTGGATCATCGGTTATTGTCATAATGCTGGACCACGCCCCCCATAATTCACCAATGTTGAACCACCGATATCTCATCTGCCAAGCGATTCCACCTGCGCCATTGGTCGTTTTCTTCCAGTGCACATTGGGTCGAAGGCCAGTTTGTATTTTTTTTGAACGGGGCATTAGTGCGAGGATACCTATGGTCTCTGCCGCGACGCTGTCAAAAAGCAAAAGGCCAGTGTTTGGCTCGACACCAGGGGGAGAAGATAGCCCGCCGATAGAAATACTATTCGAGGGAAAACAAAGATTGTCCCAGTATACGGGGTCATGGGTCTTTTTGATATACGACGATTCGATGCGTTCTATCTCTGCCTTTATCGTGCGGAAATTAAAATTAAGGTCCTCTGATGTCGTCCTTGCTGGAGACTCCTCGGTGAATTGGAGCTTGAGGTCTCTCATCTCAGTATTCCTACCATCGGCTCATATGCGATAATGATCTCATCGATCTCCCACGGGACCTCATTTGTGTGTTCTCCATTCATCTCGACGATAAACGAGCGATCTCTGCCTGTGCTCCTGACATTGATGCGGGCCTCAAAATGACCGTCGAAATCTTTCTTGATCGACACGCTTCCTGATCGCTTCATCCCGTCTATCCAGTATGTCAGACCGCAGTGATCCATATACCGACCAGATATAAGTACGTGTCGTATGCGCTTGTTAAGTAGGGCGCTATCTTCGATGAATGCGTTGAGCGAGAACTTCCACGCTATGGGGAGCCCGTCATCGTTCTTGTTCTTGTTGATGTCGTATATGCGTCCGTTGTAATCACCGAAAAGGAGGCGTTGTTCGTCCGTCTCCACGTCGTCAACCTGCCCTATGGAGAACATGTTCTTTGCGTAGCGCCTTGTTTTGAACTGGTCTTTTCTAAGGTCATACACAATGGCAAAATTATTCTCTGTCTGGAGCTCGCCGTTTACCTTTACGGGGACAAAGAAGATTATCTCCCTGGCAAGAGTGTCTACTGCGGCATACCCATGCTCTGTTATATTTGAAAAATCAATGCTGTCACGGCGATCTGTATCAAAATAATTCTTTATCTTGTCGTTGGTTAGGTCGTTGTATTGCCCGTTAACGACGACATGTACACCTGTCTTGTTTAGAAAATATGCTGCTCGGTTATATGTGACGATCATGTTTTTATACGGGCACCCGACACTGTTTGAAACGTCAAGGAGCTCGCCGGATTCGTAGTCACCAAATACGGCGTATATGTGGTTTCGCTTGAAAAGGTAGTAGTAATCACCGACTGACGCGCCAGCGATAAGGTCGTCTTTGTCTCCAGCGGCTATCTCCTTTATGTTTGTCGGGTCTATTGCCTGAGCGTTGTCTATATCTGAGTACATCGTCACACTCTTGTTATCAGAGTTTTTCATACCTGTGAGAATGAGACGTTGTAAATGGACGCCGATATGAGAGCATGGGTATTTTTTTGCATTAGCTTCGGTGAACGGATTGAAAGAATAGTCTTGTTTGTTGTCCTCGAACGTGCCGGTCGCGTATGGAGCATAGTCGAAATTGCCATCAGAGTCCTTTGTGATCTCGTCGATCTGTGATGCTTCCTGCCACAAGCCACTCCCCTCTTTCTTGGCGCGATACAAAAGAATACTCTCTATCTGTTCGCTGTCGTACAGGTCGGCCCCGCGGCCGTCGTCAAGATCGAGACCAGATACGACGACTTTGAATTGATTTGATGCGGTTATAGATATCTCCTCAGACGGAGAAGAAAGCATTGTCGTCGTTCCGTCAAAAAACTTGAATGCAGTATAATATCGAAGCTTCGTGTTTGCGGCAATCACACTGGTCCCGTCGAGCGCTATCTGGACGTATGGAGCTTTTGGTGTTCCAAGATGTTGCAGTTTGTCAATGTCCTCCTCAAAAGATGATGATGATACCTGTTTGTAAATATGAAACGTGAGGTTAGAGTTGTATGTGCTGAGAAAGAAATAGTCGTCATTCTGCCAGAGAGCACTGGCCCAGTCTCCACCAAACGAATAATAATAATCTGAGCCAATGGTCTTTCTCAAAAACCACTTCGTGGTGTCTCCTGATACTGGCATCCTCCAGTCATAGTTGAAACAATCCTTTGCTTCAACGGGATACCTGTTATCCGTGATGTCTACACGTAGACAGCGGCCAAGGTCCTGCCCGCCGGAAAGGTCCATAGATGAGCCAAAGTAAAGATATTTGTCATTCCTTACAAGCGGCACCATGTTGTTTATCTCAGTAAGCTTGCCTATTGGATAGAGGAATCGCCAGGTCTTTGTCCCGTCATACGTAGTAAGCGATCTTGTAGCAAGTGCTCCGGTCGGGGTAACGCCGACAAGGAGCGCGTATAGCGGTGTTGTTATGTTTGTGAAAATATCAGTATTGTATGACGAATTGTAAAGATAGAAAACATTCGTATTTACGTCGTTAAGGTCACCGCCTGATGCAGCATAACATTTCAGATCAGACGGATATGTCCTGGCTTTGTCGTAGTGCAGTTTTTGATTGTATGAAAACCTTATCTCATCTTCAATGTCCTGAGTAAGAGCTTCGCGCTGTCCCCAGTAATTATGTATATCTGTCGCACCGGCGACCGGTCCGACATTTTTAGTAGAAAATGCTCCTACGTTATACGAGACGAGAAAATTGTTTTTCTGGTCTGACACCCATGCTGAGCCAGATTGCCACGGATGTTTAGACGTGCTATTGAAAAGGCTGTCCGTAATCTCATGGCGAATAACAAGCGGATACATGCTGTTTGAAAGTGCAGGCTCGTCTATATTTTGTTTATAATACCACCTGTAGTATCTGTAATATTGCCCGGAAAAGCCACCTGCTGTATACCCGTAGACCTGATATGCGATCTGTGTCCAGTTATATACGTTCAGCCCCCCCTGAAATCCGTTCTTTGCCCAGTCTATACTGCTGCCGGCGTTCGTAACGACAGGGTCCTCGATAGATGTTCCCATCAGGGGGTGTGGATCTGTAAAGTTTGGGTTGTTGTTGTCCTCGAAATATATGGTCTCGTATTGTACCGGCTGATACCAATCGCTCTTTGATGGTAGCGTCTGGGTGTAGAGGAATATGTTCTCGCCATCATCGACAGCAATAGAGTATTGATACGTGGATCCATTGTTCACGCCGGTAAGCCCGGCAATATCGGTCCCAGCGCCAATTGTCGTGTCTGAAAGAGTAGATGGACCGACCAAAATCCTGTGCATTTCGCCAGCCTTGCACCATATATACACGTAATAGTTGAGACCATCATTAAAAAAGTCATAACTCACTACCTCGCCGGTAACATCCATGTCAAGAGCCACAAAATCCTGCGGAATAAGACGATCATTCAGCAATAACAGGTAGCATTTGTCGTTTCCGCGCTCATTTTTCGGACAATCAAGCACGACATAACGATATCCACCGAGATCATCACCAATTCTATGCGACATGCCAAGCGCCAGGTCAGCTACGGTCTGCCCTGATCCAGTATCGACCGGACCTCCGGCAGAAATATAGCCGAATCCAGGATCGGCAAGCGCATCATAGATGATTTTCCCCTCGACATTATCTGTATCGTTCTCGATTTTTATACGATATACACTGTGAATTGTTCCAAGGTCGACACCAGCGGCTCCAACAGTTTCCCCAGGATCAACAGTGATAACGGTGTTCGGTGCGGCATACGCAATGTTGGCAACCGTCCAGGTCCCGTCGTTGTTGGTGCTGCCGGTGATCGTAAACTTCTCTCCAACGGCAAAATGGTGCGTTACGTCGCCAGCAACAGTAAATGTCCCGCCGAGACCAGTGCTGACTGCGGTTATATCGTTGTCGTGGGTATCGGCGTCAAGATTACTGTACCCCCTAAAATAAATACTGTCACCAGAGAAGTAAATATATTTATTGCCAACGACACTCCACGTATTAACGCCGCTATAAAGTGTGTTGTACATGTATACGTTCTTCTCGACGTCGTTCAAAAACAATATATCGAGATAATTGACGAGCTCTATATGTGCGTCTATATTGTAAAGGTCGACGTCTCCCGTCGGATTAAGACACGTCCAGATGCGTTGTCCACCGGTAAACGTCTCGACATAGACCTTTTTGTTGACGACAACGATTATGTACGCATTGTTGGCGATGTCGGTAAACGAGTATATCGCCTGTATGCGGCCATCAAAGCTGTCTTTATTATTGACATTCGGTAGTCCGATTGATGATGATCTGGAATTGCCATTTATAATGTCATACCAGGAGTCATACCCGCGACGTCTGATGAGACGACCGGAAAGACTTGTCTCGACATTATGGAGATTGGTGAGATACTGTTGAGGTTGGCGACTTTCATCACCGTCGTTCTCGTATAAGCCCTCAAAAAAACTGTATTTTTGGTACTTCATCTCTCATCGTAGATGTGCGCTGATAATAAACGAACGGCCCTCTTTTGCCTGAGCGGCTTCGGCGCGCCGAGCTTCGTTTAACTTTTCAATGAGTACCTGTTTTTCTTTAGCCGCGGCTTCGACCGCACCAAGCTGCAGTAAATAATTGACAGACGCCCAATGTTTGATCTGGTCCCAATAATACTTTGTCACCAGATTCTCTTGAGTGCCCGTCGTAAGCTCCTTCGGAAACCCAGCAGTCTTGTAGATGAGGATAAGATCCCCACTATCACCGTCAACATAGAGCTGATCACTGAGCACGACCCATGCGTATTGCTTGTCTGTCGTCTTGAGGTATGTCTCGTATTCGACCTTCTGCCACTTGCGCTCATTACCTTCCTGTAGCAGCTGGATCTCAGAAAAAAACTCCGGACCCGTTGCTGACTGAGCGGTAATGAGCGCTGGGATGTCATAACTGCCAGATCCATCTCTGGTGAAAGTCACCGATGACTGAGTGTAAAGCCAGTTACGGTGCCTGAGAAAATCCAGAATACTCTCATTTATCGCGGCTTTGACGTCACGTTCTGCTTTTGTCCCGTCGATATCGAGATAATTGAGGATGGTTCTTGTCAGCGTTTTTAAGGTCATCGCGATCCAACGACCCCCTGGCGGCCGCCTGAGCGACGCCGTGTTTTCATAAACTCCTCAAGGTCTTTCTTGTTGACAAACCCTGATTTGATCATGTCGCTTACAGCCGCAGCTTCCTGATCTTTCTGCTCCTGCGTCTGTATGAGCCCGGGGTGCTTGCGCATAAAGCGTTCTACACAGTAGAGATGCCACTTTTTGGTGGCGACGAACATCCCACCGGAAAACTGGACATGGAGCCCCTGGACATGCTCCATTACCTGACCGGTGATATGATTGCGGATAGTCTGTGTTGGGACGTAACCGATACGCTGCTCTCTCCTGATGCAGTAGAACTTTTGAGGCTCATCCAGATCGTCCATTTCATCGGCGACCTTGGGCTTCAAAAGCTCGTCCTTGTAAGCTTGATCGCGCCTTACGGCACTCTCTGCTTTTGCATCTGCTGCTGACCTTCCGCCAACAGGCTGCGTGGCTGAGGGAAAAACTCCCGCTGTCTTACGGACGCGCTCAGCATCCTCCCGCTCGATCTCGTCTAAGATCTTCGCCTTTTCTGTAGGGTCCATCTCTGGACCGTCAGAAGGTTTGGGGGGAGCTTCGGGCGCACTGTCCGCCTTGGGGAACTCATCTGTCCTCGGCTTTGCAGGCTTTTTTTTGCTTTGAGCCATATGCCCTCCTTTGTTTGTCCCTCCCCGCAGCTCGCGCTACGGGAAGGGAAGTTGATGATGGCTGAATACCGGGGCTAGGTATAAGCCGCGACGTCCTCCAGGATGCCGTGACGTTTACCGTTGCCGATCTTGAGCGTAACCCACGAGCGCCACTCGTCGATCTTCTGCTTGAGGTCCGGGTCTTGGATGTCGACAGCGACGTGCGTGTCGAGACCGTCCAGATAGCGATACTCAAGGTCAGAGATGTCGACACCGAACGCAAGGCCGCGTGCTTCATAGCCGGCATAGGAGCCGGAAAGGAGCTCGCGGTGCGGGGTGAACATGACCTCTTTGCCAAAGGGGTCGGTGTAGCGGCCGATCGCCATGCCGAGGGTATCCTCGCTGCGGACGAGCTGGAGCTTTGCTTCTGCCCAGAAGGACAGAGCTTCAAAGATAAGCTCGCCGAGGAACGCCAGCGGAGACCGGGCATACTTGAGCCAGGTGGAGAGCCATGTGGTCCACTCCTTCTGGGTCAGTGATGCCTGGCTGTCGGTGTTCTGAGCGCCGATAGTGGCGTCCGTCAGGCCGCCCATAAAGTGCTGCTGATACACACCGTTGGTCAGACCGGTCGTGTTTGCGGCGCGCATACCGAAAAAGAATTGCTTTTCGATGTCGAACTCGTGGTCGATCGCGCGCTCATACGCCTGCTTTGTCCACTCGTCGGTTCCGCGGTACTTGACATGCTGTGCAGTCGTGGTCAGACCCATAGGAGTCTGGAAGATCTGCACCATGTTGTAGACCTTGGTCGGCGCTTCGGACTTGATGGTGCCCTTGCCGCTTCCTTCCTCGAACGAGGTCGATACGCGGAATATGTACTTGTCGCTGTTCGGATTTGCTGAGAAATCCTTGGTCGTTGTGTTGTCGACCGTGAGCAGTGACAGCGTCGTACTGGACACGCCAGTCACGAGATACTGTGTGGTCAGGTCGATGTGGGGGAGCATGACGACGTCGCCGACGGCAAACAGCCAGGCATCGGTCGCGTTCTTGATGTCGATGTCGCCATCGACAGCCGCGCCGCCTGCCCAGTTGCCACCCTCGGGGTTTGCGTCGAGGAGGACCCAGTCGGCCTTTTTCTCCTGCGTCCACCAGCTGTGCTCCATTTCGTCGACTTTCTTCTTTCCGATCTTGGAAAGAAGCATGACGAGCATCATCCTGTCGACGTTGAGGTAGTCGATGATGTCGTCGATGGACAGGTCGAGCCTGTCAGCGGGTATGATCTGCGTACCGGACTTGTATTCGCCGATTACGCCCTGTGAACCTAATCCCATAGGTCACCTCCGTAAGAATATATTTTAAAAAATATATTCAGCCGTAAAATCAGTTACTTTGAAACTGCCCGCTTCAACCTGCCGAACACAGAATCCCTGCTAGCGTTGGCATGTTTGGCGAACATTTTCTTTATGTCATCAACCTCTGTCTTTGGTCGCGGCTTGGCACCATTGAGGGATGAGTGATCGTACTCCGGCGGCTTTGTCCGTTTCTTTCCGACCCCGGCCAATTTCATCGCAGACAAAATCGCGCCCTTGGGATCAGCGTTCTTGGCTGCCGGCGAGATGAGGCCGAGTTGTTTCTTGACCTCTTTACCATCCTTGCCTCGAAAGTCGATATCCCACTCCTGCTTGATCTCCGCAAGCACACGCTCTACGCGCATCTCGTTTCGTATGGCCGCCTGCTCCTGCTCAAATCTCGACAACCGATCCGTCATCTGACGGTCGACTGCCTGCGAAGGATTACGGTCATACATGTCATTGAACTCTTTTTCGAGATCAGCTGCAGAATCGTCTTCCGGTCCGACAAACGTTTTCTTCATACGCCCGATGATCTCAGCGCTTTGCTGCGCTTCGGTCTTGAGCTGCTTGTTCTCCTCGGACATCTGCCTCACTGTCTCTGAAAGATCCCCGACCTTCTTAACCAGGTCTTGCACATTGGGCTCTTTATCCTTCTTGTCCGCGCCGGGGGCCGGATCATCGTCCGGATTGCCTGCATTATTCGGTTCAAGGATATGCCTGAACGCACCTTCCTGATTTTCTCTTACCTGATCAAATGGATCTACCATCTCTCACTCCTTACCTGGAATTATAGTATATTATACGCCCTGTGGCAACGGGGCTTCGCCAGCGGGAAACTCCTCGGCGATCCCGGATACCCCGGGCCCCATGCCAGCATCGTCTGTCGTGACCATAGACAGCTCAAGCGCTCCGTCGTCACTGACCGCTTCTACACGGAACTCGACGACGTCCCCGACCGTCATATTTGCCAGTCCGGGAAGCTGCTCTGCGGTAACAGTCAGTGTTTCACCACCAGCTGTATCCGTCATAGGCTCCTCCATCGCCGACTCAGGCGTTTGTCCGAAAACGTCAGCCTGCTCAGCTTCTGGCGAAACCTCGTCTATCGGCATCCCCTCGTCAATAGGAATACCTTCCATGTTTCCGTTTCCCATGTCACCCTCCTTTGGGTTCGTTTTTTGCTGAAACCATTTTGATGTTGTTGCATAAGCCAGAGTATATTGATGCCTTTGTCGCCTGTGTGTGATAGGCGATAAAGACAGCGTTTGGGTCTTTCGTCCCACCAGGGCCGGCGACACCTTGAATATTTCCTATATTCGCAGCGTTCTCAGCCTGAATAGCACACCATTTCTCAAGTATGCGGAATCCCGGCATCCTCGTCATCTTGGTGAGCATGTCTTTCTCTTGGTCTGTAAATTGGCTCATTCTCTGTTATCCATCCTTTCTATGTCCGCATCTGTGTCGGGGGCAGGTATGGCCGGTGCGGTGCCGGTCCCGGGTAATTCGCCCTGCGCCTGAGCTGTCGCCTGCTGCAGACCAGCGATGACCTCCTGGGCCATCTGAGGATTGCGTATCAACTTGGATACGATCTGGCCTGCACTCTCCGGCGTCAATATAGCATTGATACCACGCATATTGAAAGCTTGCATGAACTGCCTGAGAAGTAGCGTCGTATTACCGCCAGACGCAGAGACCATCTCCGATAGAGGAGCAAACATAGATGTCCACCTTGACTGCTCAATATCACGCCGCTGGCTGAGGTCCCGCGTCAATATGTCGATGGCGTAGCTGTTCTCAAGCGCCGCGGGCACTTGATTCTCCTCGAAGAACTTGAACAACCTCGGGTGCCTAGCCTCGATCGCTCCTCTGTTGAATTTTATGAGCATTATCATAAAATAATTAAGGAAGTCACGGATATCCATCGCGAAGTTTTCGGTTATCATCCCGATCCTAACCATAGCTTCCGAGACATTGGACCTGGTCTCCGTGGCTGTCTGTGATCCCGACGGAGAGATGCCCTGCAGGCTCTCTACAGCGCCGCTGAGCTCCTGGGCGTACATCCTGTATTCCCGGGACATAGCCATACTCTCCTGGAGGACGTTGTTCACGGTCATATTAAGCACGTCATCCGGCCCCTGGTCGTAGGGTACACCGTTTCCAGCGCCGGAAAACAGACTGGTGAGGTCGATGTCGGCGTGTTTGTTGAACTTCCACAAAAGCTTCACGAGCTGCTTGTAATTCTGCAGTTTATAACTCTCGATCTCGTTCATCACGTGGGGAATGTCGCCGAGAACCTGGGCGATAGACTTGCCGACAAGCGATTCCCCCTGCCTGATGCCGCGGAGCGGAAACATAAGGCGGGTACGCCAGAGGTCCATGTCGTTCTCGTCGACGCGGACCAGCACTTCCCTGTTTGCCAGGGTAAAAAGCATCTCCTTGTACTCGGGGACTCTTGTGTCCTCGTCGCCCTCGGCCATATCGAAAAGGCCATACCACTCAAGCAGCTCGACTTTCCTGTCATACTTGAAGCCGCTGTCATAATACGTATATTCCTCGGTGCCAGCGCGGCCGTGTTTATACCTGTTCTCCTCATATGCTTCGGTCTGCTGCATTATCTCGTCATAATTGGTCTGCTTGATCTGGTCGAGATTGAAATACCAGTCCTCGTGCATCTGCATCTCGAACCAGCGCTTTGTCTTTCGGACAAAAAAATCACTGTCCATAACGGTCTTTGCATACGTGTCAAAGTAAACGTCGTAAAAGTCGATCAGGTCGACCTCCATCCTGTACTCTTTGGGGTTGTCCTTTTCCTTCTCAAGCGGCACCGGCCGTATCTGCAGCCACGCAAGCCGCTTTTTAAGGGCCTCCTCGATAGCATCCGTGGCTTTTTCCTTGAAACTTATCTTATCCAGCTCCTCCTGGACCCACGTGGTAAGCTCCATCTCGATGTCATAAAACTGCGGCTGGTCTGAATAGATCTTGATGTAGTCGTCATATGCGAAAAGACTGGATCGGACCCTTGATTTAATGGTCTGGACCGCGGAATATACGTAATTTACGCGGATCTTGTCGTAGTGCGCCGGGAGTTGGTCGAGCTTCTTGTCGACGTTCTCATATATCGCGACTTCGTCGCGGACAAGACTGTCCATCTGAGAACGCTGCGTCTCCAACTGGCGGAACCTGTCGGTAAGGAATGCTTCGATCTCGGCGAGTTTATCAGGGGAATATTTATCTGGCAAATCAGCCATGTGCTGCCTCCGTTGCGCGCCGACGTTTCACGTCGGCCATAATGCTCCGTTTACGCATCTGCTCTCTCCGAGACATACCACCCATTCCCTTGTTTTCCTTGTAGAACGGAAGCTGTGTCCTCATCTTTTCCCTGTACTCCATTATACCATTTGCGCGCTCACCTTTGATACCCTTCAAATATTTTCTCAAGTCGGCTACGCCATACCTCATACAGTCCATCGCGTGGTCGTGGCGCTTGACCGGCTCCGGCCGGTACTCTGGATTATCCATATCCATATCAGACGGTTGCCGCCAGTGATACCGCTCTGCTTCCCATATGAGCTTTGGGCAGCGGGCCCAGTTGATATAGAGCCTGGGAACACCGATCTCCGATTTAAGCAAGTCCTGCACTGAGCGTATACCGTTTAAGACCTCGTTCTCGGCTGGTATCGTCACGATCCTATGCTCCCTTTGGAGCTGGGCCCGGGGAGATGTTCCGCTCGTGAAACTCTTGCCGGCGGACGCCGGGTCGATTATATTGCGGAAACTACCGTACTGCTTCCAATACTTTTCCTTGATGCACTTGGCGAGGTCACTGGTCTGCCAGTCGTGAGCATATGTCTCGCCGAACACATATATCGCTTCTTCACTGCAGCCCATATGAAGTACACAACACGGATTTCCCACGTCGATGACAAGGCGCTGGGTGATAAGCTTCCCCTCGCGTTTAAGCTTGGGATATAGCTCGTCGGTGATATTATGTTTATCTTTCCTTAACATGTGGTATATTAGACCGATGTCAAGCTTATCCACATCCTCCATATAGATATACTTTTTCATCCACTGCTCTGAGTGAACCGCGGCCTGGTCCTCGATAAAAGACGCTTTGAGAGTTGGGTTGTCGGTAGTCTTTACCCACCAATACGCGAAGCCAGGGCCATCTCCCCCGGGCTCTCTGTCTTTGATGAAGGTATTCCACAACCAATCGCGGCCCTCGTAATTGGCGGTCCATATACCGATATGCCTGGTAGCGATGACTTTTTTATCTCTCAGGCGCGAGAGCAGGAAAGCCATCATCTCGTAGTGACGCAGACTGTCCGGATCGTCGACGTGGAATCCGCAGAGGTTATACCCGCCGACCTTTTTCCTCTCCAATGAAAGAGGTCTGAACATAAAAACACACGGTCTGGTGTCAAGCTCTGCACCGTTTACCGCGGGGGTACCGTCCTCCCTTAGCGGGGCCGGTGAGCCCGGGCGAAGCCCTAGACTGCGCGCTACGTCGCCGTAGACATTCCACCGCTGGGCAGCGATGTGCATATTGAGGTTGGTCTTGTCGAGCCTTACGATGCAGCCGGCCTCAGCGAAGATATCCTTGTAGTCCGGCCATATCTTATTCTTACAGTCATCCCAGTTATTACGCCATACGGCGAACTGGTGCCCTGGGTTCTCTATCCCATGGAAGCCGCTCTCGTGGATAGATGGGTATGTCTTGCCGCCGCCGTAGCCGCCGAGCAAAAGCCGGTGCCTGGCGAGAGATGCGTGAAACTCCTCCTGCTGCCGGTTTATTGGCGCATAATACGAGAAGTCAGGCGCTTTGCTCAGATACGACTTCTGGACTCTCGACATCCTTCAAACTCCCGACTCCCTTCCCGCGGTTAAGCCCGCTTGGCATGTTGAAATTGAGCGTGACCTGGCCCTGTCCGGCGCCCTCCGGGCGCACTACTTTCTGCACTTTTGCCAGCATCTCAAGCGTTTTGCGTATCTCGGCGGAAACCGCAAGCTCGTTCTCGACGGTGCCGTTCTCACCTTGGATATATTCCTTGAGCTCATATAACTTGTCCAATGCCCTCTCTGGCTTGGACTCCCCAGCTAGATCATTGATGATGCGGTTAAGGCTATGCAGTATCCTCGGGATGTCCAGCCCCATCCTCGCTTTTTGCATCGTCTCGTTTAAGGACTGCAGGCGCTTCATCACCCTGTCCTCCATCGCCCGCTTGATTATTTGCTCGTCGTCCTCCCCCTCCCTGGAGAGCACAGCCCACTTGATCGCCCGGCCGACCGTCGCCACCGATGTCTTGTGTTTGCTTGCGAGCTCGGCGTGAGAATACCCGTTTGATATAAAATCATTGTAAATAGCCAGGTATTTCACACGTGTCGCAGACTTGTCGGCCCTGACCAAAAGGTCCTTCTGGGTATAGTCGGACTTGGCGACGGCTCTACTCACACGCTCCCCTTCACAGACTGCTTCACAAGTTTTGGATCAAGTATGATGCCGTTCCTCATGGCACTCACCATCCTGTCGTTGATGTCACGTATCCTGCGCGCAATATCGCGAAGCTCGGTCTCAAGCTGCTCGCCTTGAAGCCGCTCCTGGGCCAAAAGGGCGCGACGGTGCAGCGTCTTTTTCTCGGCAAGATCCTCCAGGAGCGCTTTTTTGCGGAGATCCTGTTTTTTAGGCTTACTCAAAACAGAGACTTGTCTGCCTGCTTCTGCTTTTTCTGGATGCCCTCGATGACCGTCGAAAGCACTTCGTCAGGAGATGTCTTGGTGGTGATGCTTTTTTTCACGTTGCCAACCAGATCCTTAAAAAACGATACGATTGGATTGGGGCCCTCGGTCTCCTTCTCGACCTTTTGATCAAGCGGTGTCTGGCCATTCTTCGCCACCATTATCTGGTCCTGTATCTTAGCAAGCTCATCGTTGACACGTTCCATCATCTTCAAGTCAACCTTGTCGCTGAGCTCAGGCAGCTCGCGCTTCATCACATCCATAAGCTTGGGCGTCATATCTTGTCCCTTGGCAATGATCACACCAGACTTCTTCCCAGTGTCCCCCGTTTCCCGAGCGACAGCGGCATCAAGCGGAGTGTCGGAAGCGCTACCACCTACGATGAGGTCGACGATCTCGTTCGATGTGTCATCGGGAACATTCATAAACTTCATCGCCTTGAAAAACTCCGCAGACTCCGATCCACCCTTTTTAAATACAGATATAAGCTGCTTAGCCCTTTTTACAGCGTCAGCATCTTCCATACCATAATTCGACGGTGCGTTCTTGATTATGCCCGCGAGCATAGATACTGCTTTATCCTGTGCCATTGATATCCTCCAGCTCGTGACCATTGTCACCCCGGAAGCCAGATCGCTCCGGCCCCCGGGGACCAGGGAAATGAGAGAGAGCACCAATGGTCACAAGATACTCTGATGCTATTTTACTCCAAATGACCAGTATTGTCAATGTTGATGATGTGTGGGTGACTTGGGCCCGGGAGGAAG